CAACCCGGCGATGCCGTCCATCGTCTCCCAGTCGGACGCGATGGTGAAGCAGATCTCGGCGATCCCTGATCTCGCGAAGACCGATGTGGCCCTGGAGGAGATGGGCTACACGGACGAGCAGATCAAGCGGATTCGCGGTCAGATCCGTCGTTCTCAGGCTCGGGACCAGATCGCCGCTCTTGCCGGCCAGCCTGCGCAGCCGATGGTGCAGGGGCGGATTCAGCCGGTCTCCGGCGCCGTACCTGCCGCGCCGATGATGCCAGGTCATGGCGCAGGCGCTCCGCAGGGGGCGTGACGTGGCGCCGAGTGCAGCCGAGGTCCGGCAGGTCATGGCGGCACTCGACAGGCTGTCGTCAGCCGCCAGGAGCGACTGGCGCGCGGTGTGGGCACAGCTGGGCGATCCGACGCGCGCCGAGGTCACACAGGCGCTCAGGGAGTCATGGCGCGGCATCATCGAGCAGTATGGCGACATGGCCGCGACTCTCGCCGCCGATCTCTTCGAAGATCAGGCCGAGGTGATGAAACTGTCGGCAACAACCAAGCTCGCGGACGGGATTATCCCAGATCAGGCGGACTCAAACCTCGAATACGCCGCCCGGCAACCGAACGCCTCCGGCGTGATTGGGATTGCTCTCGACCGACTGGTGAAGCAGCCTTTCCGGCGCACATTTCAAGAGTCGGCGTGGGCGTCGAAAGCTGGATGGGCGCGCGTCCCGACCGGTCCGGAGCCGTGCCAGTTCTGCCTTATGCTGGCCTCTCGCGGTGGGGTATATCACTCGCAGGAGATCGCGAAGCTGGGCCTGACAGGCCACGAATATCACGGCGACTGCGGATGTGTCCCGGTGCTGGTGCGCTCACCGGCGGACTATCCGACGAGCTATGACCCGAAGGGCCTTTACGCGGTCTACAACGCGGCCGCCGAGCAGGTCGGTAACCGATTCGATACGCGGGCGATCCTGGCGCAGATGCGCGCCAACGCCAACCACTGATTTTCATCATTGCCCGTGGAGTGATTCCACGGGCTCGACCAGGCGGACTGAGTCCCCATGACAGAAGGAAATGAGATGCCAGACGCACAGGAGAACGGCGAGCAGGTGCAGCAGGATGACCAGCAGGGTGACGTGACGTCCCCGCAGCTGGACGAAGGCGCCAAGTCGGTGATCGACAAGGAGCGCAAGGCCCACAAGGAGGCCGCCCGTGAGGCTGCCGAGCTGCGGGCGAAGCTGCAAGCCTTCGAGGACCGCGACAAGTCCGAGGCACAGAAGCAGGCCGAGGCCATCGCGAAGCTGGAGCGCCGCGCCGCCGACGCCGAGGCCCGCCTCAAGGTGGCCGAAATCTCTTCGACATCCGGAGTGCCTGCCGATCTGCTGTCCGGGCCGGGCGATGACCTGACCGAATGGGCTGACCGACTCAAGGAGTGGGCGAAGGGGCAGGCCCAAAAGCCCGCCGCTGAGCCCCCCGAGCCTGTGCCATCAATGACCGGCCAGCCCCAGGACAAGGGGTCCGTGCCGATCGCTGCGCAGATCTCCGCCGCTGAGAAGGCCGGAGACAAGGCGCTGGTATCTCGCCTGAAAGCAATTCAGCTTGGCATGGCCAAGCCCACTAACTGAAAGGACTGGCAATGCCTGGCATTACCGGAATGGGCACGACCTACAATCTGCCCAACTATGTCGGCGAGCTTTTCGCCGCATCCCCTGAGGACACCCCGCTCCTGTCCGCCATCGGCGGCCTGACTGGCGGCGTGTCCACCAATTCGACCCCGATCTTCACCTGGCAGGGCTACGATCTCCGAGATGCTGACGCAACGCGTCAGAAGACCGAAGGCGCTGTCGCTGGCGATGGCGAGGAGAGGACCCGCTATGCGGCGTCCAACGTCCTCGAGATCCATCAGGAGGTCGTCGACGTCTCCTACACCAAGCAGGCTGCGACCGGTCTGATCCAGCCCGTCTCGGGGTACTCGGTCCAGGGCGCCAACCCTGTCGTCGATGAGCTCGCATGGCAGCTGGACCAGCAGTTTAAGCAGATCGCCCGTGACGTGGAGGCGACGTTCATCTCCGGCACCTACAATCTGCCGACCGACAACACGGCTGCACGTCGCACCCGTGGCCTGCTGGAGGCGATCACCACGAATGTGGCGACCTCAACTCACACTGCGGCCCAGCTGACTGCCGACGAGATCCTCGATCTTTTCGAGAAGGTCTGGGAGAACGGCGGCATCCAGGAGTCCGAGACCCGGACCGTCATCGTCGGCGCGAAGATGAAGCGTGCTCTGACTCGGATCTTCGTGACCGACGCGAAGTATGAGGAGTCCACCCGGAACGTTGGCGGCGTGGATCTGCAGACGTTCGAGACGGACTTCGGCCGTGCGAACATCATGCTCGACCGGTTCGTGCCAGCTGAGACGATGATCGTCGCGAGCCTGGAGGATCTGTCCCCCGAGTTCCTCAACATTCCCGGCAAGGGTCACTTCTTCGCTGAGCCGCTCGCCAAGACCGGCGCATCCGATCGGGTGCAGATCTACGGGGAGATCGGGCTGAACTACGGCAATGAGAAGAAGCACGGCAAGCTGACCGTCGCCACCGCGTGAGGCGTGCCATGAAGGTCACGTCTGAGATCAAGAATCTGATGGTGACTCACCCTCGGGTCCAATTCGTTGATGGCGTGGCCGACGTGTCGGCCGAGGATGCCGAGCTTCTCCGTTCCCTGGAAGGGCTCGGCGTCTCGGTGCCAGATGCGCCGAAGCCGCGCCGGAGGAAGGCTGCAGACGATGGAAACTCCACCGTTCGCGACGGTCGCTGACCTGGAGGCACGGTGGCGCGGGCTCTCATCCGATGAGCAGTCCCGCGCCACCGTGCTGCTGGGTGACGCATCGGAGCTGATCCTCGCCGAGAATCCCGACTCCGGGGAGCTGCCCGCCGATCTGCTGCGCATGGTGACATGCAATGTGGTTCGGCGGGCGATGGCCACACCCGGCGGTGACGATTCGGGCGGGGCGATCTCGCAGACGTCAATGACCGCCGGGCCCTATCAGCAGTCGTTCACATTCTCGAATCCGTCTGGTGACCTATACCTCACCAAGGCCGAAAGGCGATGGCTGGGGATCACCTCGCAGAAGGCTTTCGATATCGACCTCCTTGCGAATCGAGGCACCTATGATTCAGGGTGAGCAGGTCACAGTGAGGGTACGCAAGAAGACCGGCACAGATTCGATGAACAACCCCGTCTGGGAATGGGTGGATGAGTCCACCGTCGATGATGTGCTGGTCTCCCCCGGCTCGACTGACGATCTGGGCGGTTCTATCCGCCCGGACGGAACAGAGATCGTCCTCACGCTGCACTTCCCGAAATCGTTCACTGGCTCGCTGCGGAACCGCCGCGTGCTGGTGAGGGGTCGGGAGCTGGCCATCGTGGGCGATCCCGTGCAATACAGCGACGCCAATACGCCGACGCGCTGGCATATGCCCGCGCAGTGCAAGGAGGTTGACGGCTGATGGCTCGCAAGGTGATTCTCGATCTGGATTTCTCCGAGCTCGACGCGGCCCTCGCACCGACCATCAAGGAGAAGTGCGAGATCATCAAGGAGAATGCCGGGCCGGAATACGGCTACGACTTCAACATTGAGGAATGGGCATATCCCGGTAAGCGCGATGCACCGAGAACCCACGGCCTGGTCTATACGGGCACCTACAAGGCGATAGCCGACAATGCCAGGCATAACACGCTCCTGAAAGCCGCCGGTGGATGATGGATGCCGAGTCGCAAACAATCGCATTCCTGAACTCCCAGGACGGCCCGCCCGCTTTCGGGGACGTGCCGGAGGATCGCCCGGACGTCTTCATCACGGTGGAGCGAACCAGCGGACCCCGCGACTTCCTCATGGACAAGGCCGTTCTGGCCGTTCAGGTGTGGGGTCAGTCTCGCGCCGAGGTGGCCGGTCTGGCCGTCTCGACAGCCGACACGCTGGACAGCATGGCACTTCTGCCGGACGTGGCACAAGTCCAGGTGACGACCCTCTATCACTTTCCCGCCGAGCAGCAGGAGCGATACCAGCTGCTCGTCAATCTGACAATGATGACCTCCGGGTGATTCCTTCCCGGGAATGACAATTGAATAATCCTTCAAAAGGGGCATGGCGCATTCCTTGGAAGGAATACCAGCATGGCTGGAAATGACACTACTCTGGCGAGCGTCGGTAAGCCGGTTGCCGCCGGAGCCCTCTACTACGCACCCATCGATACGACCGTCCCTGTCGACGCGAACACTGCCCTCCCGGAGGCTTTCATCAAGTTGGGCTATTGCTCGGATGACGGCCTGGAGTCGGGATTCGACGATGAGAAGACCGAGATCAACGCATGGGGCGGCGATCTGGTCATTTCCGTGCGGAAATCGCGCAAGGAGACCCAGAAGTTCACCCTTCTGCAGACGCTCGATATCGACGTGCAGAAGTTCCTCATGGGCGACGAGAATGTCACCGGAACCGCTGACGCTTTC